AAAATTCAAGTAGGCTTTTGTTGTATTTAGAAACAGAAAAAAGTAATGAAGTTAAAGAAAAAGGCGAAACCAATATGTCACAGAGTAATTTTTGTTAGGATAAGAAAATGTTAATTTAAAAAGTGATAATTATAGGGGATATTTGCAAAAAGACCAAATGCGCTGTGCAAAATGCACAATTGCTTAGAACGCTGATTAGTGTATTATTTTATACTTCTCATATAGATAAAAAAAAATATCAGTGAATTAAAATCTCATCTTAATAGTTTCAAGAAGGTCTTGTAATCTTTAAGCAATTATTGTGAACGATGCGAATGGAGATGATTCCCTTTTTCTGGTATCCTATTCTTAAGTTGATGCGCACGACAAATTTAGAAGAAAGGGAGGTGCATAGTATGGAAATCGTTGGTAAAAACTATACGACAAAGAAGAACGGTGAACGTGTTTCAACGCTTCAAGTTTTACAGCCGTATGAAGAGTATTATAACAGTGCTGATGGTAGCAGAGGCTGTGTTGGAATGAGAACTGAAGCAATTTATGTTGGTAGCTATGATATCAGTGACCTAGAGATTGGTATGGAGATAGAGATCTACTATGATAAAGCTGTTTCAACTGCAAAAGGAACATTCCAGACAGTTAAGAAAATCATAGTTCTCTAATTTTCACTCAAAGGGGGCAATTAAGAATAATACGCCCCCTTGAAAATAGGAAAGCTACATTGTTATTAAAAGTACTATAACACAGATTGCTCTATTCGAAAACCTTTTTGTATAACTTTTTGTGTTTGAAGAGAAAGGAGGAAACGTATGTCTTTAATTTTAGTACTTTTAGCTAGTATTGGTATTTTTTATATAGCGCGTGAGATTATTAAATCTTGTCGGGAGTGTGACGATAAAGAAGCCGAAAAAATAATTTTTTCTTACTTCTTTGGGGGCAAAAATAAATCTTTTAATAGTGATGAATTGGGAAGGAAATTAGAACAAAATATTTCTCAAATTATCGGTGACCAGTCTTATATGAAGCATTGTAATCTAGCGAGAACTCTTGATAATCATGGGCTGATATTTTTTGGTGAGAATGGAAAGTTGCCCTATATTGAAATATCAGTGGATTATAAAGATGCTAATGAAAAACAGAGGTTGGAAAGCATTTTGACTAATAAAGTCAAAAATTATCTGGAGATTTGCGGATTGCCGAATGATATTTTAGTTCATTGGGAAAAACGAAGAGATATTGAATTTCCAATGTTGAAAATAGAGTACACCAAAACTAAAGAACAAAAGGATATTCTGGATAGGTGTTTAGCCGTTAAGCAAAGAAATATTCTTGCTCAGTATGCTGCGGTTATTGATGATACAGAGGAAGAGGATTTGAATGAATAGTAGTCTGGTCATGTTAGGATATGACTATGGTATTCTTAGCATGCAAGGGGTTAAAGTTCCTTTGCATGCTAAAATTCAAAGCCACCGAATTGTGGTGGGAAGCACTAATTCAGGAAAGTCTTCCGCTATCCTATACTGGATTTATAAAGCTTCAAAACTAGGGTGTGAGTTTTATATTGCCGATTTTAAGCAGAGCCATGAATTTGAGGGAATTACTTCATATTTTGCTGAGTTTGAAGCATGTTATGCTTTGATAGAGCAATTTTATCAAGAGTTTCTTAATATCGCAGAAGGTGGAAGCGGAAAAATTAAAATTTTACTGATTGATGAGATTGCAGGTTTATTAACATATTATGCCACTTCGCAGGACGGAAAGAAAAAGGCTGACCGAGTACGAAATATTATGGCTTCCATTTTGATGCTTGGAAGGTCAAGAAATTGTTTTCTTTGGTTGTCTATGCAGAGGTATTCTGCCACAGTGTTTCCTGCCTCAAGTGGAGCAGCGGATAATTTTCAGATTTGCGTTGGTTTTGGAAGGCTTACGGTTGAAGGGCGTAAAGGATTATTTGCAGGGGAGCATTTTGATGGAGAGGAAACGTTGCGGTTTGGACAGGGGGAAGGAATTATTCTTGTAGAAGGGCAACCATTAAGAGGAATTGTTATTCCAACTGTTTCAAAAAAGAAATTGCTAGTGCTATTGCAAAAGTAAGTCCGTCAAAGGGCAGAAGACAGCGAAGCTGTCATAGCCCTTTGACACAAGAAAACGGTCAGTATTACCCGTTTTCTTGTGTGACTGTGATTTATATAGTGGAAGCATTGATTTTACAAGGTTTTTTCGTCACAGCCATAATGTGACAAATCAGATAAGGATGTGATTAA